GATAGAGGTGTACCAATGGTCAACTTCCCACAAACACATAGCAGAATGATACCGGCGTGTGGTAATGCCTATGATTTAATTTCAAATGCAAGAATACGACATAACGGCGATCCAACGTTTACAGACCAAGTAATGTCAGCAGCACAAAGAGTAACGGATATGGGTTGGCGTTTATCTAAAGGTAGGTCAAAAAGAAAGATAGATAGTTGTATTGCAATGGTAATTATGCTTGACCGTATAACTGCACCAGATCCACTAGATGACGAACCAGAAGTTGCTATTATAAACTTATGATTAACTATATAACAACAATACTGGAAGTAGTCGGTGCAGGGCTTATAATTTATGGTGTATATACACTAAATACATCACTTGCTTACATAGTGGCAGGTGCGTTTATGATATTAGGAAGTTATTTAACAATTAGATGAGTTTATTTAAAAAAGCAGAAAACAGGGACGCTTCCCTAGGCAACCTAACCGATTTATTAGCATTACGTGAGGGTGGACTACATAACTATACAGGCGAAAAAGTAAACGAAACATCAGCATTAGGTATATCAGCAGTCTTTTCAGCTATATCACTTATTGCAGATAGTATTTCATTACTTCCGTTAAAAACATTACGATACGATAGTGCAAAGACTATCTTTACAGATAAACCTAAATTTTTAGAAAAACCAAATCCAAACCAAACAATGTTTCAAGTTATACACGAAATCATTACATCAATGGCAATGCACGGCAACGCTTTCTTACTTATAGACAAAGACCGACAAGGGCGACCAATAGCAATGACACCAGTACACCCAGAGAAAGTAAAAGTAGAAATGGAAAATGGTCAAAAGGTTTTTATGCTTATGGGCAACAAAGGTAAGTTTGAAAGAAAAATTACACAGAACAATATGTTACATTTTATTTGGTATTCATATCCCGGTCAACTTGTAGGTATAAGTCCACTAAGAACACAATCAAACACATACGGTTTAGCTTTAGCAATGGAAAGACATATTGCACAGTTTTACGGTCAAGGTGGTACACCAAGCAGCGTTTTAGAAACAGATAGAGATTTAACAGCTGAACAAGCGTCTGTCCTAAAAGAAACTTGGATTGGGACACATAACCGTAATAGAAAACCGGCAGTTCTTACAGGTGGTTTAAAATGGAAAGCAATAAGTGCTTCGGCAGGGGACGAGCTAATAAAAGCACGTGAACAAATTGTAAATGAAATTGCAAGGGTATTTAGAGTACCGGCACATTTATTGCTATCTAAAGACGGATCAAACGTTTATTCAAACATTGAAAGTAACGGACTTGCATTTGTAAGGCATACACTACTTCCGTGGATTAGACGCATAGAGGACGGTTTTTCAACACTTATACCGGGTAAACAGTTTGTTAGATTAGACACAGATGAATATGCACGTGGCGACCAACTAAGTAGAGTTAGAGGTTTTCAAGTTGCTATTAGTTCTGGTGTAATGACACCAAATGAAGCAAGGTCAAAAATGGATTTAGAACCTTATGAGGGTGGCGACAAGTTTTATATCGGTTTACAAGGTGGGTTAGTAGATCCACTTGCAACACCACAAGGTATAGACCAACACGATCCGACAAACGAAATACCAGAGTAATGCCATATTCAATAATTCATAGCCACCCAGATTGCCTTAAAGAAAGTGGCGAAACAGGTCAATACCAAGTTGGTGGACACGCAGTTGTTAAAGATGATGACGGTTCATTAATAGGTTGTCATAAAACACATAAATCAGCACAAGACCAAATTACAGCTTTAAATATTGCAGAAGCAGAAGAAAACGAAGCAACAATAGAAGCTGAACATAGGGCAGTAGATAGAAAACCACCAAAGTTTATGCAAGAGAACGCACAACGTGGTTTAGATAATTTAAACAAGGCAGGGGACGGACTTACAGATAAAACGAAGCGTGAAGCACGTTCTATGGCAAATGGCGAAGATGTAAGCGTAGATAAGATTGTAAGAATGGGTGCGTGGCATAAAAGACATTTATCCGACCTAGATCGTGAAAAATCAAATCCTAATGATCCAGAAACTTACAAAGCGTCCGACGTGGCTTTTTTACTTTGGGGTTCTAATCCTTGGACTAATCCAACACAAGCAGGGGAATGGGCAGATCGTAAAGTTGCACAACTTGTTAGTGAGGGTACATTAGAACCAAGAAAGAATTACAAAGGTAAAAACACAAAGCCAAAAGCAAAACCAAAAAAAAGTAAGGGGTACAGATTGCAAAAAGAATTTGATAGTGTAGTTGCTATATCACAAACAATAGACACACAAAAACGTAACACTATTCTTAAAGAAATGGAAAAACTAACAGAAAATAGAAGTTTCACTTTTTCAGCAGTTGAAGAACGCAATGATAACGACACGAATACATTATTGTTTACAGGTTATGCGTCAGTATTCAACAAGCCGTACGGGGTAAGAGATCACAAAGGCGTATATGACGAAACTATACAACCCGGTGCTTTTAAGAAAACTTTAAAAGAACAAGATGATGTAAGGTTTTTAGTAAATCACGACGGCATACCATTAGCTAGAACATCAAGTGGAACATTAGAATTAGAAGAAGATCAATACGGCTTATTTGTTAGAGCTGAATTAGATCCTACAAATCCAACAGTTGCAGAAGTAGCAAGTGCAATGAAGCGTGGCGATCTAAACGAAATGTCATTTGCTTTTGCAGCAATGCGTGATGAATTTAACCAACAGGGCGACGAAAGAACTGTATCGGAAGCAAGATTGTTTGACGTGTCAGTTGTAACATACCCGGCTAATCCGTGGGCAGGTGCAAAACTACGTGGCGTAGATATAGAAAATCTACATAAAGAATTGGTAGAAGCTAGAAATGGCGACCAAGCAACAGAGGTATTAGAAAGTTTTATTAGCGAAGTAACTACACAAGTTGATACGGAAACTGATAAAAAGCGAAACAATCCAAAAGTAGAGTTGTTAAAAATGCAACTTGAAAGGGACGGTATTCGCAAACAGTCGTAACGCCGTGTTATAAGCCGTGTATCACACTTAACTACACACCTTACGCAGAAGTATAAGAATACAATTACTAAGGATATTATGAAAAAATTAATTGAAGCTAGAGATAGTAAAGTTGCAGAACTTGATACTTTAGTTGAAGAACTTGATACTTTAGAAGATAGTGCAGAGGGATTTGGCGATAAATTTGACAGATCAAAAGCACTTCACACAGAAGTAAAAGATCTTAACGAAAAGATTGAAGAAGCAAGAGAAGCAACCGAAACTTTAAAAGCAGTTAAAGAAAGCAGAAATAACTTAGGTGTAGAAGATGAAGATTTAGGCGATAAAGAAGCCGTAGTTGAAGTCAATGAACCAGACCTTTATAGAAAAGGTGGAGATCATAACTTTATTAGGGACGCTTATTCATCACGTAAGGGCGATTATCAAGCACAAGAACGTTTAAATTCACACCAAGAGTTTGAAGCAAGAGATGTTGGAACAGGTGCATTTACTGGACTTGTTGTACCACAATATTTGTTAGATATGTATGCACCAATAGCTAGAGCAGGATCAGCATTTTATAATGCTGCTTCCAAAGAGCAGTTACCAGAATTCGGAAACCAAATACAGGTTTCAAGGGTTACAACTGGTTCAAGTACTGCACCACAAGCTACTGAAAATGCAGCTGTATCAGAAACAGATATGGACGACACTCTATTAACTGTAAACGTAAACACTATTGCAGGTCAGCAAGACGTGTCAAGACAAGCACTTGAAAGGGGTGGTGGATCTGGATTTTCACTAGAAAATGTTATCTTCCAAGACCTACTTGCTTCCTACTACACGACTTTAGATAGTCAAATGTGGACAGGAACAGGTGCAAACGGACAGCATACTGGAATGATCCAAGTCGCAGGAATTGGTGCCGTATCGTATACGGACGCAAGTCCTACCGTTGGGGAAGCATTCCCTAAATTAGCTAACGCCATACAAACTGTTAACTCAAACAGATTTGCACCGGCAACAGCTATCTTTATGCACCCAAGACGTTGGGGCTTCTTCACAGCAGGTGTAGACGGCAACAACAGACCATTAGTATTACCACAAGGTAATAACCCGGACAACGCCGTAGGTGTTGGCGAAGCAGCAGCATACGGAAACGTTGTTGGTACTTTAATGGGACTTCCAGTTATCACAGACGCTAACGTTCAAACAAACGGTGGTGCAGGT